GGCGGTTGTCTGCCAGATTACTCGGTTACGCGAAGGTTATATACCCAGCCGTAAGCGCTCGGCAGTGGGGGAATGCTCTCTACGGTTTAGACACTATTGCAGGGAGGAGCGAGCTTTTTAAGACTAATTTCGCCAATGAAGTTCTGATGCGCATGGCTGATCCGACCATTAGAGGAATACCGTACATCGCACCAGGGAGTCGATCCATATCCTTCGATTTGAACAAGTACAGAAAACTCCTGGATGAGGCAGTAGATGCAACGGTTTGCGAAGTACTTAACCATGAGACTGTCTTAGTCGACTTCAACACCTGGTACAGCAATCGCATGTTCTGGGGAGCTTCCGGCGGCGCACCGGGTGCTACCGTCACGTGGGAAGATGGCAAAAAGCTGCGTTTGAATAAACGCGGTGCTTTAATTGACATCCCTGAAAGGGCTATTCGTGAGTTGTGGACCAAAGCTGATCGCGTACTTCAGTGGTCTATGAAAGCGATCAAGTATGAAGCTGGAAAGATCAGGTATATTTTGACAACCAGCGTCTACCACTACATTTCGCAGGCGTATTTGTTAGACATGTTCGACAGTAATACTCGCGATGATACTTGGTACTCTTCGTCACACCACGCTTGCGCAAGGATATCTAATCACTTGCGACGCATCTCAGACTTACGACAGACGCAGGTTGCGCTTATGTGGGATTTCGCTGACTTCAATTTAAATCACACTTTCGAGGTGATGTCCAAGTTATACGTTAAAGTGGCTGACGTACTAATCGCCCGTGGTGGAGCACAGACGTTGAATCGCGTCTATGATGATGCGCGTAATGACATTGCCTCAGCTCTACGATACATCACGGAAGCGCGATCCCGCACATATCTCAGCGAACAAGAAACCGGGCTGATTGCTCGGATTATACGAGGCCTGCAGAGCGGGGAACGAGGTACCAGCTTCTCTAACACGCTATGCAATAGGGTTGATTCGCACCTGGCTTCAGCGGCTGCCAAGCTACTTTTAGGGCGAGACTTGATTCATTTCCAGGGCGATAGACAGGGCGACGATGTCTTCCTGACGACCCTCACCATGAAAGACGCGACGTTACTCTCCCTTCTCTTCAATCTTACCGGCAGTGCTGGCCAGCTCTATAAGATTACTTGCGAATACTGTTCGCCCGACGAACCTGGGAAAGGTGAATTCCTGCGCTACGGTTACGACGGCTATTCGGGCGTCGTTGCAGGGTATCCACTACGCGCCATGAACGGTATTACACACGGTGAGTTCTTTGCTGAACCCCTCCCGAACACTTTCGAACGCGCGGCTACCTTTCTAGACCAAGCTGCCAAGCTAGCTCGGCGAGGGGTCGACCTTCCCCAGGCCTTTTTAGCCAGCCTGATATCACGCAATGCGGCATTGACGTATACCGCTCCTGACGGCACTAAGACTAAGATAGTAGCGGACACAGCAACGGTGTTGACCCCCGCGCTCTTAGGTGGAGTAGGGGTCACTCGCACGCCTGAGTCACAGGCTCTAGTTACTGGCGGACAGTCACTGCTATCCTTGCCTAGCCACCGCCAAGCAGAGCGATTCGCTATCTTAATTCCTTCTGGCGAGGGGAAAACGACTATTGCTCGGATCGCCCCTGACCTGTTCGTCGACCACGACGCTTTACTTAACCAGCTGGTCCATCAAGCTAATTTGGCGGCAGCTAGGGATACCGGGGACTGGAAACCTGTTAATAAGTACTTACGTGGTGCAGCTGCTCGCGCTAATGATCAACGTGTCCTGCTAACGTGGTCCCGGGAGACAGTACCGCTTGGATGGGCACTTCTGGGTGCTATAATGCTAAGTACGCCTAGTGGGCTTCGGGCTAACAAGGCTAACCGTTCAGCTATTGAAAAGTCCGGAGTCCGGATAGTTAGAGTCAGTTCGCACGCTGCGCTACTTGCAGCGACCGTGAACTTAGCCGTTGAGAAACGCGCTCTCGCTAATCTCACGGGGCAAGTTTTCCTAGCCGGGAGAGGCAGTAGTGATCCCTTACCCCTGTTTGAAGTGCCCATTCATCGACCCACTGCAATAACTCGCGCGTCTAACTTGTCCATTGCTGACTATGGCTCCCTTTACCGGCTCGGCCTTAAAAGGACCGCCGATATCGACTCAGCTATTCTCAGAAGTGGGCTCGCAGGTGGTTACCATGCTGATGCTCTTAAGGGCGCCGTCACTAAGTATGCGAGCGAACTCTTGAAATGGCAGCGTAGCTTACGGACAGTAACGCAGGAGGCTAAACTTATTTGGGCAAGCCCAGCTCGGTTTGGGGATTTCGTGGCGCGTGAGTTAGCCGACCGCATGGGGATCATTAGCGCAGGATTAACTCGCAACGGACCGGTCATCGAATTTCGGCGTAATACGTTAGGGTACCCGGTTGCTGAACGTATTCTCCATTATTACGGATCCATCGAACGGCTGATACGCGTTGCAGGCTTTAGCATGGGTGCCACCCTTCGTTCAGCGATTACGCAGATGGTTAACCCAGGCTATCCCGACGCCAGTTACGGAAAGTTGCTCGCCTTTCTTGACAAACTATCTGAAGCTAAACACCAGGCGCTCTTACCGACGGCAAGAAGGAAAGAAGCATCAATTTGCTATACGATGCGTAGATTCTTAGTCGCTGGCGTCTCTCCCCACGACGCGCAATTGCAACGCACGCTCGTTCGTTATATATATGGTGAATTATCACTCCTACCACCCGAGAACATGTATTCTGTCAGTTCTGACCTGATGTCGGTCTACAGAGATTGCACCCTCTGGGGGATAGAGCACCATCCTGATAGGTGGATTGATTTTGCCTCCGCAGGAGAGTACGATCGAGCATACACCTTATTTGTGCTGGAGAGTCACGTCCAGCACGTATTCCAGACGAAATACTTGAACCCACTCCAGATTACTTTGAAAGATTAAGTAGTTGGTTTAGTAAGTTTCGTATGGAGAGCTGTAGAGAAC